CGTTGCTTTTTGTTTCGCGGTCATCTCGGAAAAGCGTTTTTGAATGCCTTTCTTCTTCGGATGATCGTCTTCAATCTGTACGTCCGCATCTTCCTCGGTCGCTGATTCCGTGGTTTTCTTGCCGGGTTCTTCGTTGTCATCAGTGGCTACGGCGGTTTCCTCTTTGGATTCCGTGGCGGCGGCTGGTTCTGCGACTTCTTCGGCGGCAGCTTCTTTAACTTGCGGTTCGTGTGTGTCGCCGCGCATCTCTGCTTCACGCTTTGCGGCGTATTCAGCCATAGAAGGCTCTGCGTTGACGGCTTCTGGCTTAGCGAATGCGGCGACTGCTGATACGGTTTCGATTGTCATGATTTATCTCACGGATGAACCCGGCACACCCGCCGGTAAGGTCGCTGAATTCTGTGTTCCTCGGATCAATTGCGCGATAGGCTGCGCAACCCTGTTCTCAAATGCGTTAGCCAATCCCTGGCCGATCCCTTCATATCCTCCCACTATCTGCGCCATGCTTGGCGGCGTGGTCGATTCTTCGGTCGGCAACAGGTTAAGCGCCTTCGCTGCGGCATATCCTGGTACCATCGCCGCGTAGGGAATCGCCATTAATGGGTTTTCTTCTACCGCCTCGCGCGCCGTTGCTTTGTGCTCGAACGGTGACAATGCCCTTTGTGCTTTCTGGTCCTGAGCGTACTTGATGCGAAGCGCGTTCAAATCCTGCTGCGACATCACGTTGGCCTGCTGCGGCGTCAATCCCTCAGGAAGTGCTGGCGTATCCGATCCCAGCACTGAGCTAATGAACCCGAGAATAGACTTGTCATCTGCCCCGTCAGGTGCATTTACCTTGTGCCGCGATCCATCTGGCGCGGTGATGTAAAAGCTAGGCATTTTCTATAGTGAAACCTGGATGATCTGGATGCGAACGTGAACCGCTCTTGTCTGTTCCCTGCTTGCCGATCTGATCGAATGCCTTAACCGCCTTGGCTACATCTGCTAGTTGCCGTCCAATCGTCCCCTGCAACGTCGCGTCGCGCTTGGCTGCGATCTCTTCCATCTTGGTCTCGAACGTGGACGCAACTTTCACCAGATCTGCCTCGTGTTTCTTCTCGATCTGCGTCAACACAACATCACGATCCTTCTGACGGTCGTTCAGTTCCTTGACCAACTGTTGCATCTGAACGCTTTGCTGCTGCAGTTGACCCTGCAATCCCTGAATCAGCGCCTGGATCTGTGGTGTCATATCATCACGGTTAGGCTGCAACAACTTTGGATCTTGCGTGCGTGCGATGCGTGCTGCAATCTCTTCGGCACCATCCCAATCGCTGTTCTTGGCTACGATGTCGGCAATCAAAGGCGCAACCTGCGGGACAACCTTCATGAAGTCCAGTTGCGACTCGGATGCCTCAATACGTTTCGTCGCGTAGCTAGGGCCAATCGTCACCGTTACCTGATACCGCCCGATCTTCGGGTTAAACATCTTGATCTTCGACGGCTGGCTAGACTCCGGCGTAGTGCCAAGCGACTCGCCATGTGCCTGCGACATGAACGGGTTAATCATCACGCGATCCTCGCTCCCCGTTTCGTCCAGGATAGCTACGATGCGCTTGGTATCGTAAGTCTTGGGTATCAAGTCCATCAACACGATGCCAGTGTTCTTCAATGCGCGGCCGAAGTTATCGATGTAGTGATACGCGCCCAAGTTGGCATTGCGGTTCAACTCGCGGATGGCTCGACCGCTCTCGTCCTGCATCCGCTCGGACATCGTTGCATCAAACCGGATACCAGTTACAGCACGCAATGCCTCGATGGTTCCCTGCTTAGCCGACAAGATAGCTGCCGGCGGGCCTGCAAACGGTTGACGCTGCGGCGGTGGAGCCGGCTTGCCTGCGATGTTCGTGCCCTTGTACGTTAAATAAGCGAATGACTTCTTATTGGCCAGCTTCCACTCTGCCTCATGCCCCTCGATCTGACCCTCTTCCATGATCCAGGGTGCTTTAGGCTGCAGAGCGACGTTCTCAGTCTCGAGCGTGGAATAGTAGTTGAGCATGCGCTGCGGCCCTTTGGCGTCGCGAACAATGCCCTTCTTCGTTACCTTCCCGTTGATGTTGAGCACAGTACCATCGCACTCAATAATCGGGATGTATTGACCATCACAATCGCCGCGCTCCAACACTTCAATCGCCGTGATCTTGCACCACTTCAATTTCTTCGTATGGACAGTGCGCCGCGAGATGATTTCAAGTTTTCCAGATTTGATCTGCTTGAGAATCTCATCCGCTAGTTCATCCTCCCAGCCTTGATGCCCGTTATCCAACTGCACAAGTTCGCGCTCGTCATAGTCAAAGTAGTAATACTCGGCTACACGTATCTCGTCGTTCGTGATCCATTCCTTGTCGCTATCACCTACGCCAGTCTCGCCCCACGGTGTCATGCTGGCATCGGGATATTCTCGCTCAAACTCTTCTTTCGGCAGCATTTCACTGACGAACCCCCACTTGGCATCGAGTTTAAATGGCGTGCGACCAGGATCAAGGTACACGTTCATCGGGTTGGGCAGAGATCCGATACACAGCACCTTGTCCATCGACTCATCGGACTCGTACTCAGTCATGACGCGCCAATATCCCCATCCGTTATGCACGGCAGACTGGAATCCAGTGTCGTATGCCACGTCCGCATCAGAATCGCGCTCAATGGCTCGGATCATTCCCCTGGCAGTCTTGGCCGACTTCTTGGATGACTTATCACCCATCGGGGAGATGTTGATGCTAGGGCGGTTCTGGCGCTGGTCGTTCGTGATCTGATTGGCGAACGTCGGTAGGCGGTTCTCAGTGATGCATGGCCGTCCATCCGCAGCACGAGCGCTTGCATCTGACTGACTCCATTGCTCATTGTTAAGGAACTTGAGATCCTCGACGCCCTCTTTTCTGTTCGTCTCTTCGACTTTGCGCGCAGCAATGAACCGCTTCTTTGCGGCCCCGATCAGCTTGGCGTCCTCTGCCAGCTCTTTATCGCGCTCTTTCTTGGACTTCCGGCTATCGGATCGCTCGTCACTGGTTTGCGGCGTGATTGGCTGCGTCGGCAATCGGTTCATGCCTGACGTGAACTTAGGCTGCTTCACGCCTTTTTCAGCGAGTAACTTCTTTTGATCGGAACTGGAAGTAGCGATGGCCACAACTATCCTCCAACAAACGCCAATTGCCCACTTAAGGGCAACCGCACGCTGATAAACGTCGCATCTATCAAATTCATGTTTCCATCGGCCATTGCAGCTCTGTGGGAATGTGCCTATGCTTCACAGCATTGACGGTAAAACCTACATCGAGAGCACGCTCAATCGATGATGCATAAGGATTCTATATCACTTAACTATCTCTTGCAACTGAAATCACAATTGCATGCGTATGAACCTTTCCCGCAGATTCCGCAGTCCATTCTTGGTTTGTACCTCACTTCTTACCCTTCACCTTTTCTGGTAGTTTTCCTACCTTTTTGCCGTGAGTTTCAGAGACGAACTTCTTTGCGACCGACTGCGGAACGCCCGTGCTCTTGGCCACCTTTGGATCGTGTGCGGCAGCTTGGAATAAGCGATTTTGTTTTTGACTCTTAATAGGCATTTGTTTTTTACTCATGGTTGGCATATAATAAGAATATGAAAAAACTAGATTACAAATTATGCCCCCATTGCGACTCTAAAATCTATGGGGTAAAGCGTAAAGACAGGAATTCTTATTATTATGCTATAAGCTGCCCAAGTTGTTCTCATAAATCATTCGACCCAAGTGTCCTAGAAAAAAAGAGATCCGTATTAAATAAAATAAGGGATATCTATCATACAAAACCAATTGGTACAATAACACTACATAAAAGTGATAGTAAAAATATTTACAAGAAAATAAAAACAGAGTTTGGGTGGAAGTATGAGCATAGAGTAATAGCTAATACTCCACCAGGAATGCATACTCATCATTTAAACGAAAATACACTAGACAACTCTCCAAATAATCTAGTTGTATTAACAAATGGCATGCATTGTTCTATACATAATTCCTCGTATGGTTGGTCAAAGAAATTCGATCACTGCCAATCTTGTTTTACAACCATCAAAAAACATGTGGCGTTAGGTCTTTGCACAACATGCTATCAAAAGAAATAGCTATATAACCTCGCCAGCAGGATCGCCAGCCTCAATTGATTCCTGGATCTTCTCCAGCGCCTCATTGCGCCGGTCGCGATAGCCTTTACCAGTTGGTATCTCGACCCAATGTGCAAGGCCATGCCGATCATACCCGTTGATCCTGGCCATCTCGCAATCGTGGAAGATGCTGTACATCTTCGCGTCGTCCCAGTGGGTCATGCGTTGCATGTCAATTCCTCGTGTCATTAGCATTGCGCTTGGGAATCATCTCAGCACCAGCCTTCTTCAGATCATCAGACTTGATGCAGCGGTAATACTTGTCGTTAATCTCAAACCGTGACCATCTCATACTTTCCAGAAACCAACGATCACCTAGCTTCCATGTGTTGCCTTGGTCGTCTCGGCCTACCCAAGCATCCTCAAGATGATCATAATCCATGACAACCCATCCATACCGGCGCATGTCCGACATGGTGTTATCTTTGATCTTACGGTGTAGTTCCATCAATTAGCCATGAACGAAGTACCTGTCGATGCCGCTTGCCCGCCGCGCTTGGGAGTGATCAGCAATGTTGTCTTGTGACCTACAGCGAAATACCTAAATCCATCTGCGCCATGGCTGGACCAATCGTGCGCCGGGTAACTACGAAACATCTTCAACTTAGTATCATAGTCTTTGTGATAACTAGACAACGCTAGTAATCCACGTTGGCACTTTTCAGCGTCAAACCAGCATCTTGATATGATTGACCTTGCTGCGTCAATGCCATCAGCAACGGACAGATTGGGAACAATCCTGAAATCTATTCCTTGTGACTTGGCCGACTCAATACGCGACTTTGGCTCACCGTCAGATCCATCTCCGGCCCACTCCCTAACCTGGAGGTCATGCGGTCCATGATGCGCACTATATGAGTACGGCTTATCACGAAGCCGCTTGACGTAATGGCTCAATTGTTCCCCTGATGCCTCATAATAGTCAATTACGCGTATCTCTCGTCGCACAGATTGAGTGAACCATATTGCCGTGCTGTCTCCAACGCCAATATCCCACCAGGTTTCTACCCCTATGCTTGGATCATACGGAATACGGCCAATTCTACCCTCTTCACGAGCTACTGCAAGTTGTTTTCCGTAATAGCTACCCTCCTGCACACCTTCGAACGATACATAGTATTCCTGCTGAATCATTTCCTCACTGACGCCCTCGCGTCGCTCTGATTCAATCATTTCCTCGGTAATGATTGGCATTCCGTCAGGACGCTTGGTATCGGCAACAGTTAGGCGAGATACAAACCAATCCGGATTGTCGATCGCCATGTTATACAGCGTGAATCCGTGGTTCTTCCCGCGCGGGGTGTAATCGAATGCGGCCCACCCTCCATTTTCCAGCAAAATAGGGCGTATGAACTCCCAAGCGGCGGGATCTTGCAGGCTGTACTCAGCGAATACGCAGCCTATAGGGTTCGTCGACATCAGCGTGTCGATGTTATCAGTGCCCACAAGCTGGAAGATGCTGCCGTTCTTGTACTCGATTTTAAGCTCGGTGCTGTTCTCTTTGGCCACTAATTCTTTTGGGAAATGCCCCCGAAACGGGAACCCTTCGCGATCTTTTCCGTCCCATATCGCCTTCTTGGCCTGGGCGTAAGTCGGGAACAAGTAAAAGTACAGTCCGACGCGTTGTTGCATCTTCTTCGCGACAGCGTTGATGAAAGTCTTTTCTTTCCCGCTGCGTCGATGCCAAATGGCAATGATCCTCTTGACGCCAGCGTCTAGGGCTGCCAGCGGGGGGATCTGGTAATCCCTAGGCGTGAAATTGTAAGGCAGTGTGATTACTGGATCGGCCATGCTATGACTTTGGCTTATGCATTGTGGCGTAGTCAACAACTTCTACTGTAACGCTGCCGCTGTGCTCGACCTTCTCGATGAACATACCCAAATGCCGTGCTATCGAGTCAAGTGCAGATTTCTTGTCGCTGATCTTGATTTTCTTCGTCTGGCCAATAACCATCTCTCCAGCGGTTATCTCTGCAACGTCCATGCCGGATAGGCCAGCGGCCGTATCGTCATCAAGCATGTGCACCGGAACTAAGTTTCCTTTGTCATCGTAGAACTTGCGAGGGTCAAGGAACGCGATCTTCGCGTACTCGGCAAGTACACGTTCTTGCGTGATACACGTCTTTTCCTGCAGTTTATTGCGTTTCTCTACCAAATACGCTGAAACCTTAGCATTGCTGAGCAAGCGTGATGCATTGACCTCCGCTGTACTTCCCTGTCCTTTGTATCCTGCGCGCTTGTACGCTGCCGTAGCATTTAGGTCAATAATATACTCATCAGCAAAGCGTTGCTGCTTTGGAGTGAGATTCGCGCTGTTACTCATTGGTAAGCAATTGCACTAGCACTCTGCGAACTTGTATTGGACGAATTTAGAATAAGTGATACTGGCGTGTCTGAAGTGGTAATCCCTAGTCTCGCTAAAACTGACGCGCTATCTCCCGCGCCAGATCCCGGTGAATTCACTATGTCAGCTTGTGCGACCATGTTGATTTGCAGGTAATCCCCTTGTGGTGGATTGGAACCCGCTCCTTGAATCGTGATCTTGGCCGAAGAAATGGACTTATTCCCCCCTGCGACCGCTGCCGATAGAAAAATGTCGCCAGACCAATAGCTGTTGGCGGGGACCGTTAGGATTATCCCGCCGTTGGCAGTCGTGGAGCCGGAAAGGATTACAGGTATTGGCATTATTTATTCCCAACCGCAAGAGGAACGCAAAAATACGCATCACCGAACATTCGCGTATATCGCTCTGCCTGTTCTTCTGCTACTTTCTTACTGCCGGGATAATGCAGAAAACCGTCTGTCCTTCCAAACTTAACCACACTGTAACCGACAACACTTGATTCCGTTTTCGCCCTAATCAATTTCCTCAGCATGTATTCAGGATATTTCTCAAGAATCGGCGCGTTCTCAGAAAATGCCAATATTGTTCGATCGCCTACAATTTGGCAGTATCCATATACCGGGATAGGTTCCGTTGTCATACTTTCTTTCTAGCCACTTTTTGTATGGCAGCGACTTCTTGCTTGGCGTGATGAACGGCCGCAGTATGGCGATTCGGATCTGCCTTGATCTGCTCGGCCTGCTTGAGCGTGTGCATATCGTCACGGGCTTGCCAGGACTTATCGGACATCGACATCGATCCCGCGCCTATAGATACGGGTTTCTTCGGCATTGTCGCTTTCTTCGCTGGTGCTTTGGTTGCCATTTCGAGTCCTTTTAAAGATGTTTCCAGCAGGTACTTTCCATTGCGATGGCTTCATTGGCCAACTTCCTAAGCTTCTTCAGAGCTTTCATCGTGATCAGTTCGCATCCGTCCTCTTGGTCGCATTGATTAGACTCGTCTTCGGTCAAATGCACAACCAAGGCCGGCTTGCTTGCATCAACCGTCAACGCCTCTGCTGGCGATGAGTAGATCAGAGTCAAAATGATAATGGTGACAACAGCAGACAGCACAACAGTCATAAGATTGCGGAACCCTTTGCTCATGATGATCTCCTGGTTGATGAAATGAAGATGTCGTTGCGGCAGTTAGGCGACATATTCCGATACGGACAAGCCTACCTGCTATCGCATGCAACGCCATCATAAATGTTCCTTATCAAGTCTCGGCCTGTGTTTCCGATAACCTATGGGCGGACCTAAATGCCGAAGCATCGCCGTTTCCATGTCTGCCAGCGCACGTCGGTATAAGGAACATTCATCATGACGCTTTGGAGCGGGTAGAGAGAATCGAACTCTTCTCTGCGATGCTTGGAAGGCATGCGACGCACCTTGCGCTTACCCGCTTAACTTCTTATTTCAATGCGCCGGGGATTTTTCGACCATCCAGACCATGCTTGTCCGCAGGCGACGATACCGGCGTCTTGGTGCTGCCACCAGTCGGACGGCTACCGCTGCCGGTACCCGGTTTGATGACCGCGCTTTGCTTGTGAGACTTCATTGGTGCCATTTTGGTTTTCATGTGTTTTTCTCGCGAGAGTTAATGTGGATTAGCTGAATACGTCAGCGATACCAACGTATCATATTCAACACGGAAAGTCAATGATTTACCGATCCTGCGCAAAATTTGATCGTTTTTCTCCCTCTTTTGGGGCATACTGGCCGATGATTCGCAATACTTCTGCTTTGTGGTATGACGTCAATTCCTCGATGTGCGGGCCTGGCGGGATCTTGCAGGACAAGCGGAATTTGAAATCGTCCAGAGATTCACCATCGTTCATGCTGGTGGCCTGTGACTGTCCGTGCCTTACCCATCCCGCAGGGGATTTGTACCAAGGCAAGGATTTTTTATTTGTTTTGGTGATTGGCGATGGGATTAATGTACTTTCGCCGCCGATAATTGCATACCCATCAAATCCTTCAATCGTTACCTTGTCTCCATTTAACAAAGTGGAATTTGCTTTGATCGGCTCGACCGAGCCCGATACCGCTGTTTTTTCGGCTTTCTCTTTCTTCCGCTTCTGACCGCGACTTCCCGATACTTTGGCCTTCTCGGAAAAATTCGATTCCTTGACCATCTTTGAGCTGTATAGGCCTTTGTTGTCTACGGCGTAGATACCGGCATCTCCCAATTCCTTGAGCCAAGCACGAACCGATTTAACCGGCTCGCCAGTTAATCGGCTGATGTCGGTATCGCTCATTGGCTGGCCGTTTAGCAGCAAATATCCTTCTGGATGAATCAAGCAAAGCAGATCAATCCAGAAACCTCTTGCGGCGGCGCTGCATGTCCGCAAAGATCTATTACCTAGCCACAGCGAAGGCGAGAATTTAAAGGTCTTTTTTATCATTTTTTCATCGCCCTTGAGATTAGATTACTTGCCAAATCCGACACGTTCGATTGTGGCGCAGGTCGATTCATCGGTGGCAACACTTTCGGACGGACAATGCTTTCATCCTTGCGCACGGCGTCCAGCGCTTGAATAGCAACAGCAATGAACTCACCCGATGACGGGGAAATCATCGCCATCCTGATCATGCTTTCCAGATTCAGAAGCGCCTGAAATTCCAACACACTTACTGGTATCTTTTCCATTTTTACCCTTGCTGTTATCCATTGGGTTTGATATTATTCCTTATCGTTTTCTGTGTCAACAACCAAAGGAGATTTATTTTGAATATTGTGCCGACAAATGACCTACTGATCGTCCAGCAACTACCCGACGAAGATCCCGAGACAAGCTGGGGATTCCTGCTGCCACCGACCGAGGAACATCTCAATACGCCATTGCGTGGGAAAGTGATCTTTGCGGGGAATGGGCGGCGTCCTAAGATGTCAGGCGCTGGCAAGGATGTTGTGGCGTGCTTGCAAACGCTGGTCGATGCGCTCAATGGTGTTTCTGATGATCAATGGCTTGGCAGTGGCCTGACGCTTGATCTTATTGTGAATGCAGAGAATGCGCTAAAACGACAGGCCGAAGCGCCGGATGTAATCCCAATGTCCGTGCAAGTGGGCGACATCATCATTTTCAGCCGTAACGGCCATCAAAAATTCCGTGTTGATGACCAGGATGTGCTGGTGATGCAAGAGAACAGCGTGATGGGGATTATCGGATCTGAAGAAACCGCTGCCGCTTAAAAATAACCCGCCGCCTCTTCTTCAGGGATCGCGGCGGGTGAAGTGCAAGACATCTGCAAAGTAACCTGTTATCGGATCACCTCCTTTCACAGTGCTACCATTAATTCAATCTGGCTTTGTCGGGCCATTCCTCATTGAATATTCTGCTTGGTTCATGTCCGTTGATAATTTCAAGCTGAATTCGGTTCTCACTAATTCGCAAAGCGCCAGCAATGCGTCCTTATACTGCTTCTCGGAGCATGGATCGAATCGAAGTCGAGTGAATTCATCGATGAAATAATCGGATGTCATGGATCGCCTATTTCCAGAATTATTC